TGCCAATATGGCGCAAGCTAGAGGATACTGTGTATCAGCTAGAGTACATACGTATCTCTGGGGAAATGTTATTGGAGTGTAAAATGTTATTGAAAGCTACGAAATCATACTACAACTTACCTGTTGCGCATATGCAATGGTTTGATACTGACGAGACAGGAGATCCCTGTACTGGTCCATGTGCAAAGTGGCATGGTTACGATCGTTCAGTGCATTTTGAATTTTCAGGTTTCCCTGATGATCATGGTTGGATTGTGGGATTCGGAGATCTAAGACCTATTAAACAGTTCTTAGATTATTATTTTGACCACACAGCTTTGATTGGTGGTGATGATCCTCGTCTTACTAAAGCGCTACGAGCTAACGAAGAAGGCCTTGTAGATCTAAGAGTATTGCCTTATGGTGTTTCCATGGAGATGAGTGCTATCTTTATTTGGGAACAGGTCAATCCTTTTATATACAATTTGACTGATGGACGTGCATTTGTTTCGAGAGTGGAAAGTAGGGAGCATGAAAAGAACTCTGCGTTTATCACTATTGAAGAAAAGGTAGCACGTCGACAAGCAAAGAAAGCCGAAAGTTATCTAATAGAACAACCAACGTGGAACTTTGTAACGCCTAAAGAAGTTTTCAGCAAGTACGTCTAGTCAAAATTTAGTTTTTTATATATACCTGTGTCTGACGGGAGATCCCTATCAGCACATTCAACAATTTATCCCATAAGGAGAAAAAAATGTCCAAGAGTGAGGCACGGTGTGCTGTGGCTACAGCAGTCATCCAATCTTTAGCTACAACAGGTTTTGTTGTTTTGTTACCTGCGCTTATAATCTTTTTGTCAGCAGGATCAACTGTCTGATGAAAAATTTTATTACGTTTTATATGATGTTTTGTGTGCATTTATTTGTTGATGGATCGATACCTAGAACAACAGTAATAAGAGATGAATCGTCATTTCTGGTTGAACCGAGGTTGACTATATCAACATAATCTTATATAATGATATTTAATATTTTATAATGTATGAGGTGAATATGAGAAAGAAAGGAAAAACTATCGGTTATAATGATTACTCGTCTAAGATGCCTGACTTGGTATTCGAATATGATGAGGATTTTTATACCGATGATTTGCCAGACCCGCAAGTAGATCCTGTACTTGTAGGAGCTCGAGTACCACTGAGAAAGGTTGGGATTGCTCCTGTTGACCTACCTATTCAGGTAAAGAGGAGAGACGGTGGTACTCAAGTATTGCAGTCTGAGGCATCTTTGTATTGTTCGTTAGATGATAAGAACGCTAAAGGTTTGAATCTTTCACGTCTTTATCTCTTGATGCACGAAAAGATTAAAGACCGCCTCACCATGGAAGGTATCAAAGAATCGTTGAAGGAACTAGCTGAGCGCCAAGGATCTAGAGACGCATATTGTAAGCTGCGTTTCAAATATCCTTGGCATCAGGATGCTTTAAGATCTAAGAATTTAGACACCACTGAAAAACTTAGAGGTCACATAGCCTATAAAACTGAAATTGAAGGTCAGTATAGGGACGGTGACTATAAGTTTTATCTTACTGTAGATTACGTCTACTCTTCTACATGCCCTTGCTCTTTCGAGTTAGCTCACGATGCTCGTACTAAGCGAGATGCAGCTGCTAATGCTCATTCACAAAGATCTATAATGACAGTAAAGGTTCAATTTGATCCAAGTAACGTTGTGTGGATCGAAGATCTTGTTGAACTATGTCGTGAAAATATTCCTACTGAAGTTCAGATTGTTGTTAAGCGTAGAGACGAGCAAGCGTTTGCAGAACTAAATGGTTCTAATCTTCTTTTCTCTGAAGACGTTTGTAGGCTGATGTATGAAGCTCTCGATGGATGGTATGATAATAAGCGTATTTTCGATTTCTCGATTGCTGTTTCCCATGAAGAATCTCTTCATCCATGGAACGCTATAGCAGTCACTTCGAAGTTCGATGATCAAGGATGTTTATCATGAACAGGAGTATATGGGTTACTTTTCAGAAAGAGGGCATTCATTGCTATCCTGATGCACCATCTGGTGTTGAATTTCTCCAACACCCTCATCGTCACATCTTTCATTTCCGTGTAGAAATTGAAGTTTTTCATGACGATAGAGACATTGAGTTTATTTTGTTTAAACGAGAGCTTGAAGATCTTTATGACGATCAGACTCTTGAACTCAACTATCAGTCGTGTGAGATGCTGGCAGATGATCTTGCTGATTATATACTTGATCATTATCCGGATCGGGAACTTGTTATATCAGTTAGCGAAGACAATGAAAACGGAGCAACGTGCAGGTACAATCAATGAGTATAGATTTTTGTCACATATCACCAACAGCTCATTTGCATGAACTTATAGGTACAAGGAGAGCGCATCTTGCTTTAGCCCATCTCGTTGAAGCAGATGATGATTATGCAGCTTTTTACAAATCTTCCGCATTTGGCAGCAACATTATTCTTGATAATTCAGCTTTTGAAATGTATAAGTTGAAAAAGCCAATGTATGATCCAGATAAGCTAGTATCAATGGGTCACAGGATAAACGCCAAGTATATTGTAATGTCGGATTATCCTAACGAGCTAGGAAGCAAAACCATACAAGCAGCTATGGAACAAGCTCCAGAATTCAGGAAGCACGGATTCAAGACATTCTTTGTACCTCAATCAAAGATAGGAGATATAGAGGATTATATATCGACTTTTGCTTGGGCAGCTTCAAGTCCTCTTGTAGACTATATTGGCGTTTCAATTCTTGGTGTACCGAATGCTTACGGAGTAGAAACTGGAAATAAATTGCAAAGATATGTTAGTAGAACTAAAATGATGAGAGAGCTCAAAAGACGAGGCCTCCTAACATTATGTAGTTCCAATAATAAAAAAATCCATTTTCTTGGTATGGTTGACGGACCCAACGAGATTGATAATCTTGGACTGTTGTCAAGCCATGTTGATACATGGGATAGTTCTGCTGCTGTGTGGTGCGGATTGAATGGTATTGAGTTTGATAGCTCACCAACTGGTCTAATAGACGGTAAGTTTGAAAAGGAAGTAGACTTTAACTTCTCTACAAAAGATATGTCCTTGCTTGAGAAGGCAAAAAGAAACATTGAGTACATTGATACATTATGTGGAAACGGCTATGAGCAAATATAGATTTAAAGAAGACAAGATAATGAAGGAAGTGTTGAACTACATTGAGTCAACATACAATGGTCATTATGTTGGAGTCCAGGCAGGTGAAAAGAAAGAAGAGATTCAGACTATAGACATATGGCAAACGCTTGGTACTTTAGACACCACATCACGTGATACTGCTATTAAGTATCTGATGAGGTATGGACGAAAGGAAGGTTTCAATAAGAAAGATTTGTTGAAAGCAATACACTATATTATATTGTTGTGGTACGCAACACAGGACGGTGAATAATGATACACGTAATGGGTGACGAGTCCAACTCATCGCTAACTAATGTGCGTGAAGGCGATGTACAACCTAACGCTGTTGATCTAAGGGTCGATAAGATTTTCTACATCAAACCTGATATGTTTGAGATCTCTAACGAGCACAAAAAGCATCGAGGTAGCAATGGAGAAGTTCCAGTTGACCAGGATGGTTACTATAATCTAGAGCAGGGTGACTATGAGGTCATCATGGAAAATATTATCGACGTTGGTCCAAACGAAGCGGGATGGGTTATTACACGGTCAACGCTGAATCGCAATGGTTTGTTTCTCACGTCTGGTCTATACGATTCAGGATACAATGGTGTAATGGCAGGCGTGTTGCACGTTGGTGTTGGAGCAGCTAGAATTAAGAAAGGAACAAGAATTGGTCAGTATCTGAACTTCAAGGCTGAAGCTCTGTCATCTTATGATGGTGATTATGGTATTGGTAAAGAACATGATAAAAAGTATGGGAGCTAAACATGGCTGGTGTTGAAATAAAAATTAATACTGAAGAACTTCAGAAGCGAAAGATCATGGTTGCTACACCTATGTACGGTGGTCAATGCGCTGGTATCTATACTAAGTCATCAACTGACTTGGCACAGCTTGCTTTGAAGTATGGAGTCGATTGTCGATTTTATTATCTATTCAACGAGTCGTTGATCACTCGAGCTCGTAACTATTTGGTTGATGAGTTTATGAGATCAGACTGTACTCATCTTATGTTTATTGATAGTGATATTGGTTTTGATCCAACTGATGTTTTAGCTCTTGCAGCTATCGCAGAACCTGGTTCAGACAAGCAAGTTGTTTGTGGCCCCTATCCTAAGAAAGCAATTGCTTGGGAAAAGATTAAGCGCGCTGTTGATAAAGGGTTTGCAGATGATGATCCCGGTCAGCTAGAAAGATACGTTGGTGATTATGTATTCAATCCTGCATCTGGTGGCAATGAGATTCGTCTCGATCAACCTCAAGAAGTACTGGAGGGTGGTACAGGATTCATGATGATTCAACGTAGTGCTTTCGAAGCCTATGCTGAAGCGTATCCGGAGTTCTCCTATAAGCCTGATCATGTTCGTACAAAGGCATTTGATGGCTCACGTGAGATTATGGCTTACTTTGATTGTGTGATTGATGAAGAAACCAAACGGTATCTCTCTGAAGATTATATGTTCTGCCAGTGGGCTCGCAAAGCTGGTATCAAAGTATGGATGTGTCCATGGATGAAACTTACTCACATGGGTTCGTATATGTTTGGTGGAAGCCTGATGGATCTTGCACAAGTTGGCGCTAGCGCTACCGTTGGTGGTGACTTCAAAGATAAAAGCAAGAAATAATTTGAGATTTATATTATGAAACTTACACAAAAAACTTTTAACTTACTGAAAAACTTTTCTTCAATCAATCAGTCGTTGTATGCGTATACAGGCAACAAACTTAAAACTGTTTCCGAAACAAAGACAGTTATTGCTGAAGCGGAGGTTCAGGAGATGTTTCCGAGGGAATTTGGCATTTATGATTTGAATCAATTTCTAGGCATTGTGTCCTTGCTCGAAGAACCGGACCTAGATTTTGATACAACGTACCTTACCATAAGTGGCCAGAATGGTGCAAAGAGCGATTACTTCTACGCTGATAAAAATACGTTCCGCATCATTCCATCTCTTGAACCGTTTCAGCTGCCTGATACATATGTTTCATTTAGTATCACAGACAAGGTGATTAAAGGTGTGATGCAAGCAGCTAATGTGTTGCAGCTACCAGAGATTGCTATCGTAGGTGATGGTGAGACAATTAGCATCAAAGCTGTTAACAGCAAGAACAAGACAACAAATACGTTTTGTTATGACGTTGGTAAGACTGATAAAAGGTTCAATGCTTTGTTCAAGGTAGAGAATCTTAAAATGATGGTAGGCTCATATGAAGTTACATTGAGCAAGCAGAAGATGGCTCAGTTCAAATCTATCGATAGTAGCCTTACATATACGATAGTGAACGAAGCTACTTCTGAATTTGAATAAGAAAGGTTTATATTATGAGTGAATTTTTATGGGTCGAAAAATATCGACCTAAGAAAATTAGTGACTGTGTCCTTCCAATAAAACTAAAACAAACGTTTCAGGAATTTGTTAATCAGAGCAATGTTCCTAACCTACTACTGACTGGCGGTCCTGGCGTAGGTAAAACGACTGTTGCAAGGGCAATGCTTGAAGAGTTGGATGCTGACTACATTGTTATCAATGGTAGTATGAATGGTAACATTGATACACTACGCAATGAGATAATGCAGTTTGCTTCAACTGTTTCGTTTACTGGGGGACGTAAGTATGTAATCCTCGACGAAGCTGATTATCTTAATCCCAACTCTACTCAACCAGCTCTCCGTAACTTTATGGAAGAGTTCAGTAACAACTGTGGTTTTATTCTCACATGCAACTTTAAGAACAGGATAATTGAGCCTCTTCATTCGAGATGCTCTGTCGTAGAGTTTTCTATTGACAAGAACGAAAAGATGAAAATGGCTTCACAGTTCTTAAACAGAATATCATCTATACTTGATACAGAGAATATTAAATATGACAAGAAGACTGTTGCTGAGCTCATTACAAAGTACTTTCCCGACTGGCGAAGAGTTATTAACGAGCTTCAAAGATACAGTGCTACTGGCCAGATAGATTCTGGTATACTAGCCAATAACGGTGAAGCATCGATTGCTGAACTGATTAAACACCTCAAGGCTAAGTCGTTCACGGAAATGAGAAAGTGGGTTGCTTACAACTCTGATATAGACACAGCAACGTTATTTAGAAAGCTGTATGACATATCTTCTACGGAGTTTAAGCAGAGGTCCATACCTCAGCTCGTTGTTCT